TATGAGGGCACGACGCTCGGCCGGCAGGAACTGTTTGGGGAGCTGATCGACCCAGAAGAAAGCGGCATCATCAAGCGCTCGCAGTTTCGCCTGTGGTCCAACAAGATCCCGCTGCCACGCTTCGACTGGATCGTCATGTCATTGGACACGGCCTTCACCGAGAAGACGTTCGACAAGCGCTCTGGTGACCCTGACGCCACCGCCTGCACGGTCTGGGGCATCTTCTTCCACGAGAAGCGCAATAACATCATGCTACTGGACTGTTGGGAAGACCACCTCGGCATGCCTGATCTCATCCGCCGGGTGAAGAAAGAGATGGCGATCCCCTACGGCGATGACGCAGACCAAGCGCTGATCAAGCCTATGTTCGGGTCGAGCAAGCCCATGACATCGGGACGCAAGCCCGACATCCTGCTGATTGAGGACAAGGGCTCGGGGATCTCGCTGCGTCAGATGCTGGAGCGTGAGGGCATTGAAGCCTACGCATACAACCCCGGACGAGCGGATAAGTTGACCCGCCTGCACATGGTCAGCCCCGTCTTTGCGCGTAAGATGGTTTGGCTGCCAGAGAGCGACAAGCACGAGGGCCGTCCGAAGAACTGGATTGAGCCGATGCTTGCGCAATTGTGCGCCTTCACGGGCCCCGGCAGCATCAAGCACGACGACTATGTGGACAGCGTGACGCAAGCTATCCGGCTTTGCATAGACAAAAACCTACTAGATGCTGTACAAGCACGCAAAGATGAGATTGGCCCACCGCCCAAGCGCGTGACCAATCCTTATGCCTTGTAAAAGGAACAGGCGATGGACGACGAAGACGAAAACATCCTGACCGGCGAAGTCATTGAGGTTGATGACGAAGATGAGGGTGTGGTCGATACCGATGACGGTGGTGCCATCGTCACGCTTGATGAGGAAGAAGCCTCACGTTCGAAGGACTTCTACTCCAACCTAGCTGAGGACATGTCCGAGAGCGATCTCGGCCGGATCTCGCAGCAGTTTCTTGACCTGATCAGCAAGGACAAGGAAGCCCGCAAGCAGCGCGATAAGCAGTATGAAGAGGGCATTCAGCGCACGGGTCTGGGTGATGACGCACCGGGCGGCGCTCAGTTCGAAGGCGCATCAAAGGTGGTGCATCCCCTCCTGACTGAAGCCTGCGTGGACTTTGCTGCGCGTGCCATCAAGGAACTGTTCCCGCCTCAGGGTCCAGTGAAGGACTTCATCCCCGGCAAGCCCGATGGCGATAAGGTCAAGAAGGCCCAGCGCAAGACCAAGTTCATGAACTGGCAGCTCACGGTGCAGAGCCCTGAGTTCCGCGCCGAGCTCGAGCAGCTCTTGACGCAGGTTCCCTTGGGTGGTGCGCAGTACCTCAAGACCACATGGAATGAGGCACGCAACCGGCCGGACTTCCTGTTCGTCGGCATTGACGAGATGTACCTGCCCTATGCGGCAACCAATTTCTACACCGCACAACGCAAGACGCACGTCCAATACCTGACCGCTGTTGACTATCAGAAGCGCGTCAAGGGCGTCATGTATCGTGACGTTGACCTTGGCCCGGTCAGCATGGAGCCGGATCTGTCTGCCGCAGAGAAGGCCAACAACAAGATCGAGGGCCGCAACGAGAGCAGCTACAATGAGGACGGCCTGCGCACCGTCTATGAGGTGTACGCTCTGGCTGACATCGAGGGTGAAGGCGCTCTCCCCTACATCATCAGCATCGACAAGCCCTCAGGCAAGGTGTTGAGCATTTACCGCAACTGGGATGAGCTGGACGAGGCACAGGAAGAGCTTCAGTGGTTCGTCGAGTTCCCGTTCGTGCCGTGGCGTGGTGCCTATCCGATTGGCCTGCCGCACATGATTGGTGGTCTGTCGGCTGCGTCAACTGGTGCATTGCGTGCATTGCTCGATGCGGCGCACGTCAGCAACAGCCAGACCATGCTGAAGCTGAAGGGTGGCTCAAAGGGCGGTCAGTCTCTCGAGATCCAGCCCACGCAGGTCATGGAGATCGAAGGCGGATTGGCAGCGGACGACATCCGCAAGCTGGTCATGCCTTTGCCGTACAACCCGCCAAGCGCTGTGTTGTTCCAACTGCTCGGCTTCTTGGTCGATGCAGGCAAGGGCGTCGTCCGCACGACACTGGACGACATCTCCGACGGCAACCCGAACGCGCCGGTTGGCACGACGCTCGCCAAGCTTGAGCAGGGCATGGTGGTCTTCTCGGCCATTCACGCCCGCCTGCACAACTCCATGCAGAAGCTGCTTGGCATTCTGCACCGCCTCAATGCGATGTACCTCAATGACGAGGAGATCGAAGAAGAGGTTGGTGAGGAACTGGCCAGCCGTGAGGACTTTGAGGGCCCGCTCGACGTTGTTCCCGTCTCTGACCCGAACATCTTCTCGGAAGCCCAGCGCTTTGCTCAGGTTCAGGCTGTCGCTCAGCGCTCTGCGCAACTGCCGCAGCTCTACAACCAGCGCAAGGTTGAGGAGCGTATCCTTGAGACGCTGAAGATCCCGAACGCCAAGGATCTGCTCAACCCGGCGATGGAGCCCAAGGAGCAGAACGCGGTGAACGAGAACGTGGCGGCGACCATGGGGCGTGCGATTGTCGCATTCCCTGAGCAGGACCACATTGCGCACCTCAAGACGCACCTTGCGTACATGATGAACCCGGTGTTGGGCATGAACCCGCTCATCGCCCCGACGTACATCCCCATGATGTTGAACCACCTCAAGGAGCACATTGCCCTGTGGTACGCATCAAGCGTGTTCGATCTGGGCAACGAAGCCACCGGCGAAGACATCGGCGACATGCTGAAGCAACTGAAAGAGACCAGATCTTCGGCACTCTGCCGGCAGTCGTTCAGCAGGCTCAGCAGGTGTTGCAGCAGCTCGCACCTCAGCCGCAGATGGACCCGAACGCACAGCTCGCCATGCAGCAGATGCAGATGCAGGCTCAGCGTGACCAACAGCGTGCAGCAATCGACGCCCAACGTCTCCAGCTCACGGCTCAGGACGCGCAGCAGAAGGCTCAGATCGACGCAGCCAAGCTTCAGATGGACGCGCAGGAAATGCAGCAGCGCGCAGCCTCTGAGCAGGCGCAGCAGGAAGCCGAGACGCAGCGCAAGCTTGCCGAGTTGCAAGTGCGTCAGGCTATGAACACGCAAGACAACCTGACGGCGATGGAGCTGGCCAAGCTCGAGGTCGAAACAGGTGAACGCATCGCGGTGTCCACCGGCACCGGGATAAACCCGCAACCGTAAGGAGGCCGTGATGGCTAAGAGCGACAAGCCCAACACAAGCGACGTTGCCCAGAAGGGCGAAGGCGTAAAGCAGCACAAGCGGATGGCCATGGGCGAAATGCCCAAGGTTCCGTCGATGCCCAAGACGCCTGCATGAGAATTGAGACCTTGCTTCAGCGACTGGAGCAATCACAGGCGGATCTCGCCCGTGAGGCGCTGGGGCAACCTCAATCCCGCGATCTGTTCGAATATGGACGGGTCGTGGGTATGTTTTCCGGTCTGGAGTTAGCCAAGACGATCTTGATCGACATGGTAGCTGAGAAGGAACGGAAAGACTTTGACCTGTAACCCTTGAGCGGAGGAGCACCCGTGCAAGACTATGTACTGAATAAGGTTCAATTCGACTTTGCAAGTCTCGATGAGGCTTTCCCGTCGGTTGATCCGGGCGTGCAGCCATTTGGCTCACGTGTCCTTTGTCAGATCCGTTTGGCAAAGAAAAAGACCGCAGGCGGCATCATCCTGACCGGCGATACCAAGGACACCGAGACTTGGAATACGCAGATCGCAAAGGTGGTGTCGATTGGGTCACTCGCCTTCAAAAACCGTAACACTCAGGAAACATGGCCAGAGGGGTCATGGTGTGAAGTGGGGGACTTTGTCCGCGTCCCCAAGTACGGCGGCGACAAGTGGACAGTTAAGATCAACGACGATGAAGAAATCATCTTTGTGATCCTCAACGATCTGGATCTCATTGGCAAAGTCACGGGCGACCCGCTCGCGATGAAGGCCTTTGTCTGATCCATAAGGCTAACGAAAGGAGCCGGTCATGGCTGAAGACGTGTTTAACGAAAAGGAAGACGACGACGATCTGGTTGTCGTAGAGACTGAAGACGAGCGCATTCCTATCGCTCAGGACGAAGAGCCGCAGGCTGAAGAACCTGAGGAAGAGGAAGACGACGAAGAGCGCATGGGTGTGTCAGAAGAGGACACCGATGAGGAAGTCACTACTCGACAGAACCGGGATCGTCGCAAACGCCGCGAGATCCAGAAGCGTGCACGCGACAAGGCTAAGGAAGAACTAGCCTATCTGCGTCAACAGAACGCAGAGTTCCAACGTCGCTTGCAGGCTATCGAGGGCAACACGCTCAGCCAGCAGGCGCAGACCATTGAGCAACGCTACCAGCAGGCCATGTACGAGGCCCAGCAGGCAGAAATCATCATGGCTCGCGCTGTTGAGGCCGGCAATGGTGATGACATGGCTCAGGCCCTGCGCATCCGCGATGAAGCCAAGGAACGCGCACAGCAACTCGCCTACGCCAAGCAGCAAGCTGAGCAGTACGCCTATCAGGCAACGCAGCCTCAGACTGACCCGCGTGTCGTGGAC